GCTCCATCATGTTGTAGTTCTAAATCTTGTGTTAGTGTAACATCACCATCTGATCCTATTGCTATTGCATCTGCATCACTAGCTGAACCTATTGTACCACCATCTTTAATTAAAATATCATCTTTAAATGTTACAATACCAGCAGAAGATATTGTTAATGCATCATTAGTTGAGGCAACACCAATAGTACCACCATCTTTAATCATTAAATCATCTGCAATAGTTAATAGTCCAGCTGAACTTAAAGTCATTTTTGAAGATGCAGCTTCACTTGCCCCAGTATGGAATTCTAATGTTGTAGCATTATTAGAAGAACTAAAGTCTCCTTCTGCAACTGCTTGAATTGCAGCAGCTATTAAAATAGCATCTGTTCCAGTTCCTTCATCAGGAGCTTGGAATCTAATAGCACCCATAACATCATTTGCTGCCATGTCTGTTTCACCAGTTTGTAATGTTAATACAATTGGTTTATCATCAGCTGTAGCTGCATGTTTTAATTTTAATCCAACATCAGCATCATGTGTTAGTGTAATATCTTGGTCATTACCAAATTGAATTGTACCAGCATCTGCTAAAAATAAATCAGAAAATTCTTTAGATGCAGAACCTAAAGTTGTTCCATCTGCAGAAGTAGGTAATATAGATGTTCCAAAAGTACCTGTGTTAATAACAGGGCTAGTTAATGTTTTGTTTGTAAGTGTATCTGTTGAAACCAAAGATACTAAAGTTGAACTAGAACCAGCTGGTAAAGTTAAAGTATTTGTAACAGCAGCCGAGTGAGGTTGTGCAATTACAATCTGGCCGTGGGAATTACTTTCGCAATTAAATTGAATAGCACCTGAATTAGTATCACCTAAAACAGTTATATGTCCTGTACCTTTTGCACTTATATTAAAATCAATATTAGAGTCACCACCAGTAGCTTTTATTGATGGTGGATTACTTGTTGCAGCATTTGTTACATCAAATTGGTTTACTGCAGAACCTGTTGTTTGGAATATAATTTGTTCGTTACCATTTTCATCTGCAATAAAATGTGCATCATCAATTAAAATGTTTGCAGAATTAGTATCTAAATCACCACCTAATTGAGGCGAAGTATCTTCTACTATATCTGATATTGCACCTGATGTAGCAAGTCCTGCTACAATCGTAGATCTTGCAATTTTTTTAAGACCACCACCTGAAGTATCGACTGCTATGAAAACATCATCATTTGCTACTGTAGATATTTCAGATAAACTACCTGCAGCTATTGAATTAAAGTTTGTACCATCTGCAACTAATAAATTACCTGCAGTGTTTGTACCCATAGTAATATCATCACCAGATACTGTAAGGTCTCCTGATATAGTTAGATTACCACCAGATGATAATGACATTTTTTCTGAAGCTGCTTCAGATGCTCCTGTTTTAAAACTTAATTTTGTTGCATTACTTGATGAACTAAAATCACCTTCAGATACTGCTTCAATTCCTGCTGCAACTAATATTGCATCTGTTCCTGTACCTTCATCAGTTGCTGCAATATCTGTTTCACCTGTTTGTAAAGTAAGTGATACTGGTTTATCATCAGCTGTCGCAGTGTGTTTTAAAGTTAACCCTGTATCTGCAACGTGTGTAACAGTAATCTCACTGTCAGCACCAAAAGCAAGAACAGCGCTGTCTGAATCTAATTTTAAATCATTACTAACTAAAACAGCAGTAGAAGCAGTTAAATCAATTGTTGCTTCTCCAGCGATAGTCATAACACCATCTGAAGATTGATTAATAAAAGTTGCTGTATCTCCAAACGTTAATTTATTAGTGGAATTTAATGTTAGCCCCGTGCCATCTGTATGAGTTAAAGTTGTATCTTGATCTGCACCAAATTTAATAACTGAACTATCTGCTAAAAATAAATCTGAAAATTCTAAAGCTGCAGTTCCTAAAGTCATTCCATCTGCTGATGAAGGAGAAACAGCAGCTGCTGTTATTCTAACTCTATCCGTTCCACCAACTTTAATATCTATTTGATCATCTGTATCTGCTGTAATAGTTGTATCACCATCAGCATCTAAGTTTTTTCTGATACTCCAAAAGTAATACCTGTTCCTGATGCTGTTTTAAATTGAACAGTGTATGCACCTGATGTGCCGTTTGTTACAATGTAAACTTTTTCTACTGAATCTGGTACAGTTACAATAGAATTACCTGTTATTGTACCTGTTAATTTTATAACAGCGTGTCTTGCAACTGATGTCGATTCTGTTGCGTCACCATCTGTAATACTTAATGCTGTTGTGCCACCACTAGTTACTGCTTGCTCTACATAGCCAGCAACTGCTTTTTCAATAATTTCTAAGTTGGTATTAGTTTTTGTTCCCCATGTACCGGCGTTTTCGCCAGTTGCCATTTTTTCTATACCTAGATCTGTATAACTTGATGCCATAATTTATCTCCTAAGCGCTACCTACAAATACTTCAACATCACAAGAATCTGTATCAGCAAGTGCTGTGATATCGACTAAATCGTTTAATGATACTGT